AGAATGTAAATGATCTGTATCTTTAAAATAATTACGCTTAGCTTTTACATTATAAGATTGTTTGCCCCACGATATACTAGAATTACCACTTACAGAATCTACAGTAAAATAAGTATCCCATACTTTATTTATAATTTTATTATAAAATTCTATCTTTGTAAAGTTAGCAGAGTCAGCCATAAGATTTACAACATTAACACTATCTAACTGTAATTGTTTTGCCATTTCATTAGATGAAAGCTTACCCTTTCTACCTGGTAATGTATCCTTTAATCTTATTGCTGCTACATCTGGTGTCATTTCAAATGAATGTAAATTAGTTTCAAAGACTCCTTGTCTAGCTTGTATTACTTCAGCTATGTTTTGCATACGTGTCATAGCATCTACAATAACACCCATCTGTTGTTTACCACGTCTTGCCATCTTAGCTACATTTATTCTTTCATTTGTATTAACTAGATTAGCAAAGTCAACTTCAGGAGATATACTTTCTACTTCTTTTACAAACTCTTTAAATATTTCAGAAGGTTTTTCAAAGTTATATAATACATCTTTAGTTATTTGAAATTCATTATCATATTTTTTAAATGATTCTTTAAAACTCTTAGGCATGTTTTGATATATAGAAACAGAGTCAGCATCTTTATCTGCACCACCAAGATAGTAATCATTTTTAGATGTAGTTATAACACTAAATCCTTTTCTATCTACAAAACCTGCAAAGGATAATACTCTTACACCACCATTACTACTATTAGGTGAACGTACTAACATAAATTCTAACGCTTCTCCTATTTCATTTCTAGCAGTCTGTGTATAGTTTTTAGTATCTTTAAATTTAGTAAACGCTTGCTCTAATGTTTGTTCACCACCATATTGTTCTGGTAATTTTACATTATAATTTTTAGCAAAGTCTCTACCTAACATAAAAGTATTGTCATTTAATTCTGGATGTCTTGCAAATGTTTCAGCATCTCTAGGTCCAAGTTTACCAGTAGTAGAATTTTGAATTAAAGGTTGTACTACTCTTGCTGTTCTATATCTAATCAAAGCTTTGTCTACAAATTGTTTTACGTTAGGTTGTAACAATATACCTGGATTATAGTCTAGCTTAGCTAGTATATCTGGAACTTCATAAACTTCTATGCCCATTATATTACCAGCTACTTCATCTGTAGTTTCCAACATTAGCTCTCTATAGTCTTCTCTACCTCTGTTAAGTATTTTTTTTATTGTTTCAGTTGCAAGCGGACTAGTAAGGTCTCTTGATATAATATCATTTATAGAATTAATACTAATATCGTTTACATCAAAACTATAATCTTTAGGTAGTTCTTTTATTCTACCAGATGTTATATCAGCTATTACTTGGTTAAATTTAGCAGTCTCTACAGCATTTCCTTCATAAGATCTTTGCGATAGTTGTTGGTAATCATCTATTAAAGTTCTAGATAAGTCAGGACCTAATTGTGCTGTATTTATTTTATCTAATATTTGTTTCTGAAATGGAGCAGGTTTGTTTATTTTTAAATCATTTTCATACACACCCATATTTAAATACAGTTCATCTGGTTTCATTCTAAATGGTTCTAATGACTCTGATGCAGACCATTCTTTATCAAAGTTTAATGTGTGTAATTTTAATCCAAGTTGTGTTTTAGCTGCAGATTCTGGTACAATAAAATCTATATTGTTATCTACCATAAATTTATTCTGTGCAGTTGTAGCTCTAAACGTACCTGTCTTTAATAGTATATTACCTACAGGATTTTCTCCGTATTCAGGTCCTTTATATCCTACTAATTTTAAAAATCCATTATTAGCAGGTCTAAAGTTTTTAGTCTGTATAATATCAAATACATTTTTTCTAGCTATTACAGCTGCATCAGTACCAGATGGAGAGTTGTTAAACATAGGGTCTGTAAAATCTTTTACCATAACCATATTAAATTGACCGTTTTGTTTAGATAAAGTATTTGTAAAGTCTACATTCTCTAAAGGTATATCTGCACCCTGTGCTAAGTTAGAATACTTATTAAATTTTTGTAGATTTGCATACAAAGGTTCTTTTAGGTATTGTTTAACTGCACTAATCAGTCTATCACTAGAAGCTTTTTGCGTAAACTGTAGAGAAGGATCTAATAATCCAGACTCAACCATTAAATAATATATATTAGAAAATGTTTTTTTATCCCTTACTTTAATATTTACGCCTGTATTTGTTAGCAAGTCTTTAAAAAATAAATCTCGCATAGTCTTAGGAAAAAAGTTTTGACCTACTATATCTGTAATAGGGTATCTATGTAATAATAAAGTACCATTGTCTTTACTACCGCCATAAATATATAAACCTTTTTCATTTAAAGCTGCTTCTAATTTTGCTTGTACTACTGGTGTAAAGTTGTCTGCTATTGGTTCAGTAGGACTGTTCTTTACTTTTTTACCTGGATTAACATAATCTAATGGCCCACCAGAAGTTCTTTTAAATGTATCTATAACAGTTCTTTCAGGACCTACATTTGTTGTACCACTTTTAACAAAAGCTTTTCTAAGTACTAGTCTGGCTTTTAAAGGATCACCTGGAAATGTTTTATTATATTTATTAGCTGGCCTGTCACCACCTAATACTTCACCATTAATATCTTGCCCTGGTATTTCTCTTATATCTATAATGTCTCCAGATAAATCTATTTCATAGTCAGTTTTTTTATCAAAATATTTTTTAAGTTTTAAATAACTACCTAATCTATTTCTATTACCACCAGCTTCAGAAAAATAATTTGAAGGTAATCTGCTATATGTTTTTCTAATTCCAGAAATAACTTTATTAAGGTCATAATTATTTTCTTTTGCTATTTTTGTTATAGTAACATTTATTTCATCTATACCCTTCCCTATATCACCTTGCTTAGCTCCAGATATTTCTCTAATATCTTTAGCTATTAACTCTAAATCTCTATTCTTTATAACATGTTTAGGTTCATTTAAATCTCTTTGACCTGTCATCTCAATCATTTCAGACAACTCTACATCTATTTTATTAGAAAGAACTTCATTAGCTAAACTATCTTTAGATCTTTTTTTAACTATAGTATCTAAAGGTTCTTCTGCAGGTACAGGTCTATTTATTTTTATACTATCAGCACTTGGTAATGATGCAGCAGACCTATCTTGTTGTACTTGTTTAAATACTCTTTCAAATTCTGGTTGTGTAATGGTGTCAGGATTTATTCCTAGTTTTTTTATAGCAGCATCTATCTCTGGTATTTGTTGTAGGTTAGACATAATAGGAGCATGAGCATTAAATTTTTCTGCTACTACCTTAGCTATGTAAGTTTCTACATATTGCTGATCGCTTTTTTCTAACGCTTGGAAATCTGGATCTTTTCTAGCTACCTCAATAGCTTCTTTTTCTGTCATACCAAGTTTATAATTCTTGTAATCATTCTTCATAATAAACTTAGTTCTATCTCCAAAACCAGCTGAACGTGCAGTAGCACCAAAGAATGCACCTAATAAGTATTCATACACTTGTTCAGGTACAGGTAATCCTTGTGCTGTAGACATACCACCTTGTGCTACAGAACCTAAGGTACCTTTAATCATCATGTTTAAACCTTCAAGCTTTGCTGCATCTTTAGATACTTCAGCAGCTACATCTTTAATTCTATTCTCTGCATACTTTCTTGTCTTAGGATTTTGTAACATCTTACCAACGTTAACATAATTACCTATAGTACCAAACAATGCACCAGCAGCAGCTCCATGCATAGCAGAATCCATCATACCCTTTGGACCATCTTTCCATGCTGATACTCCTAATGCTACACCTAAATGTATACCTTGCTCACCTATGTTTCTAAACTTTTTATTTGCAAATATACCCTTAGTTAAATACCCACCTGCTACTAAACTTGAACTACCTAAGTAAGATTTAGATTGTTCTACTACATAATCAGATACTTTCATAGGTATTGATTGCAATGTAAATGTTTTAGGGCCTATTTCTTTACGTAGAAATCCAGGAGCTTTGTCAGCAGCTGCACTTAAACCAGCTCTAGTAACACTAGTACCAGTAATAGCAGCTCTCTTAGCTGCAGCAATAGGAATGTAACGACCCATAGAAAAAAACGAAGCTACAACGTCAGGAGCAAAACCTATTAAGTGTCCGAGTTTGTTTGCAATAGATTCAGCAGTAGTGTCAGGTTCTTCTGCCCACCCTAGAGTAGTAAAACCTTCTACTAAACCACTAGTAAATTGATTCATTGTACTCAATAGGTTAGCATCAGCAGCTTTCATGTCTCTATTAAATTTAATATCAACTTTTTTAAACTGCTTTTCTATATAGTCAACTTCTTCTTCTGTAAAAGAAGTAGGGTTAGTACGATAAGCTAATTCCAAGCGATTGAAATATTCTTGTGGCTCAATTTCTTTTTGACGTACTAAGCTATCTAGCTGTTTTAAGGTAGGGTTATTAAAATTCATTTAGTCTAGCAGCGATATTAATGTGTCTATATCTTCTATTTGTTCATCAGCTCTTTCTAATAATGATACTTCCCCTTCACTAAAAAATTCAATTACAGCACTAGCTGGCTTACCATAATCACCTTCTCTTTCACTAGGATCAAACAAACCAGCAGTTTCTACTGCAGTTTTTGCATTTAAAATTCCTTGTCTTAATGTTAGTAGTTCCTGTTTAGTGCCATCTATTATAGGAGAATCTGGTCCTAATATTTTTTTCTTAGCTATAATACCAGTAAAAGATGCTAAACTTTCATTTAACATTTTATCGTTTTCATTAACCATGTCTTTAAAATCTCTTCTTATTTGTCCAGATTTACCAAAACCAAACCAATTACCAGTACCACCTAACAAATCTTCTCTTTCTTCAATTTCTTCTTCAGTCATTCCCTCTATAGCTTTATTGTATGCATCTATATTTTTAGTTTCTAAGCCCTTTAATAGAACTCTTTTATCTAATATATTTTTATATGAAACCATAGCTTCTTTAGTATACTCTTGATTTTGTTCAAATCTTGCTTGCTCAATAGCACTATGTGTTTGCATTTGTGCAACTGTTTGTGCTTGTATTAAACCCATAGCTAATTGCCTAGCATCATCTTTTTCTTTACCCGTGCTCTCTTTTAATGCACCAGTTGCTCTTGCTAACTCAGCTAATGCAGATAATGTATCTTCTGAATACGCCATCTTAATCCTCCATCATGTCTAAAACGTTCATATTTCTACCACTGTGTGCAGATAATTCAAGTAAATTGCTTTGTATGTCTCTTAGTCTAGATTCTTTTTGTTGATCTAATTGATATCTATCAGACTCTAAACCTAATGTTGCAGCATCTTGAGCACTACTAAACTCTTGATTCATTTGTTGTATCTGTCTTAAACCAGAACCTGAACCAGCTAAGTTGGTTGCTCCTAATTGTATATTACCTTCACGCATGCTACCAGTATAGCTACGAACACCTTTTTGCTGAGCTATATCAAATGCTCTACCAGTAAACAAGTCCTGTTGTTTAATATCACTAACAACGTTTCTTGCTGCACCCATTAACAAATCTTCTGATTTTATTGCTCTTCTTTTACGTGCTCTTGCTTGCCTTCTGGCTCTTCTTCTAGCACTCATACTAGTAAAGAATCCTGCTATAGCACTTACAGCACCTATAACTGGGTTAGCTGCAGCTAATGCACCACCTATGCCTCCCAATGCTGACATAAATGCACTACCTCCAGATGGAGGTTGAGCGGCCATTGCTGAAAAGTTAGGTGTTGACATATTTCTAAATTGTAAACTATTAGAAGAACCAGTGTTAAAACCAGTACTGCTGTCACTATAAGAATTACTTACAGCACCTCCACCTAAGTTACCAAAACTAGTTCCTACATTTCCTCCGCCCATTACTTACTCTCCTTTTCAAATGAATTAAATTCTAACCCCAAGTCATCTAAAACATCTAACAACACAAATCTTGATGCAGTTTCTTGTGAGACTTGTTTTTTTATATCTTTTAAAAATTGCTCATTAGGTTCTACTGGAGTATCTTTTAGCTCTCCAGGTTGATCTACTCCTTGCTCAAATAAAACAGGGTCTTGTACACCAGCTGGAAACTTAGGAGTATCTGCTAATTCACCAGGTTGATTAGTTCCTTCTAACATAGGGTCAGTTTTAGTTCTTTTTTTTATTTTATCTTGAATCATTAAATACTCTCCTTAATATTTTCTATTGCTGTTATAAAATCTTTTACTCTTACAGGTGTTTGTTTGTACCATTTAGAATATTTTTTTTCTTTCTTGTTAGCATATAAAACTTCGTCCATAGCTTTATCGTAATCGTTATGACATAGTGCTTTCCAAGCTGATGGAAACTTTCTATACCACTTAGTACCAAGTTGAAAATTTACAGATGTTAAAGCAATTTTAAATTCAGTATTAAATACATTTAATATCTTACACTGTTCATTACATGCGTCTAAAGATTTTTGTATGTCTTTATCATACCACTCTTTTATAATACTTTCTTTTATTATACAACCCAAAGGAAATGTTTTACGTTCAGAAGAACTTAGTAAGTGTCCTATACCACCAGTAGGTTTTCCTAATGTGTCTAAATAGACTACGTTTTTATAACCTTCACGCAATTTAATGTGATCATAAAGTTTTTGTCTAAATGATATGTCTCCAGGTATAATCATTTTAAGATTTTTCTGTCATGTTTAATTTTATATTACCAATATCTGTTCTAATTTTATCACTATATAAAGAAACAGCATCTCTATAGCTTTTTACTAAATCTTCTTTAAACTTATTCATAAAACTAGGATCTATTGATAGCTCTTTCATAGAATCAGCAGTCATTTCTTTAAAATCTCTAGGGTCTGTAATGTTTTTAATTGTTTCTACAGAGTTCATTGCTGTTGTAGCAGCATACATTCCAGCTGCTGCATCTGTAACAAAACCAGCAACTCCACCTATATAATTATCTCCACCAAATAATAAACGATTTTCATCTTTAACTCTTTCTCTTTCATCAGCCGCTCTAAAGCTTTGCATAATATTCTGTGCTTCTGTAGCCATTATTCTACCTCCTGTAGTTGTAGTTTCATCCATCTTCCACTACTTTTTATATATAAATATTCTCCATCTGATTCTTTTACTACCTTTCTGTCACCGTCAGCACCTTTATTATTATCAGGTATAGGTTCAGATGTTTTAATAGGTGTTTCGTATTGTTGCTTTACTTCTTCTATTCTTTTACCGTCATCTATCATAGAATTTATAGAACTTAATAAACTTTTTTTTCTTTTGTACATTAACTGTTCACCTTTGTCCTGTAAACTATTTGAATATCGTTAATTTCAAATCCAACGTTTAAGCCATTAGTTACGTCTAATTGGATACCCATGCTAAGTAAGTTCTTGAAACTGCTAGGAAGGGGCAATTTAGCCGTTTTAAAGGTACTTCCTGTGCTTTCTAATGCACCTATAGTAGTTACGCCTAGATCTGTATTGTCTTTTCTAGTTCCAAAACCTTTCATAGTAACGTTAGCTCCGTTAGTTCCACCTTTATAATTTATATAAATAGTATTAAAATTTTTAGAAGTGTTAGGTGTGTCCATATCATATAGTTTTGTTTTAAATATTGTAGGGCTACCACTAATTGATGATTCTGAAGGATTCCATTTAGTTCTATTAATACTATTTGGATCGCCATTAATTCCTAAAACTTTATGAAACCATTTCAATTGACCACTACTATCATTAACAAAGTTAGTTGCATCAATAGTAAGTTTAATACCGTCGGTTCTCCATGACTCTGATTTCAAATCATAATATAATGAGTTACCACCTTTTTTAAGAATAATTAATTCTTTACTTATAGGTAAATAACCTATAATATTGTCATCGTGATAGTAGTCACTAGACCAATTAGCTAATTTAGGCTGACCGTTTCCACCTATACTAAGTTCATTAATTCTTTCTCCGTCATATAAATAAGCACCATAAGTATTAAACCAAGCTACAAACCCTTCACCCTTAACTACATGGTAATCTTTTTCTACGCCCTTATAATCTATAGTAGCTTCTAGAAATTCTATGTCACGTGAAACGTTTACAATAAATAATTTATTTCTTTTAAATTGTAATAATTTATTACCTATAGATTCTAGCTTTATTACACTATCTCCATCTTCTACTTCTACATCTATAAAAGAATCTTCTGGAAAAAAATCAAATTTATTTGGTAGTGACTTTAATACTCTGTCAGATTTAGTAACTAAATTATTTTTACTATCTTTATATTGTATATTACCAGCATATACTCTTCTATTTATAATAGTAGAAGTTTTAAATCCTGTATTAAAATCTCCTATAACGCTACCTTTTTCTTGCAGTAAAGGTTCCTTAATAGAAAGATTAGCTACAGTACGTCCCGATAAAACATTGTCAACAGGAACAGTGCTATATGCAGAATTAGGATAAATAAATTGTTCTTGGCTATCAAATATATCTGTGTCAAAAGCTTCATAAGAAGTACTTCCACCAAATCTTAAACCTTTTTCAAAGTCTACTTCTGCTAATAAATACTTAACCCCTATATTACTTGCTGAGTCTATGTAATTTGGTGAACCTGAAGTATACCAGTTATCCATTAAAGCGTAATAAAGTTTAAAGCCTGCATACCTTGGAGACTTATCTCCCATCCTACCTATTAAAGCAAGGTGTAAGGGTTGCACTTTATCTGTACTTCTAGTTTTTTGATATATCTCTCCTAAATAAACTGGATGAGATTCACTTTTATTAGAATCATTATCGTAATTAGCATATACTTTTGTAGCCCAAATACCATATCTTTTGTCTGCATAAAATGTAATATTACCATTTGAATCATCTAAGTCATCGTTTCTAGTGTAAGCAAAGATAGCCATAGATCCTTGTTTTGCAACTGTATATTCAGTACCGCTACCATAATTATCTAGTATATTTTCTACCGTAGGTGCAGTTAAAGATAATTTTCTAGTATCCCCCGAAAAGTCACCATTTTGTATATCCCACATAAATAACTCAGACTCTTGTGTAGGATTAAAAAAAGCTTGTTTAGAGTTTAATGCATCTTTGTCGTAATTATAAGAACCACTTCTTTGTATAGGAGCTAAATATAAATCTTCATCTCTATATGTAGCTGTAACTTCATTGTTAATATCTTGATTTGTAGATGATGCACCTAACTTTCTATTAAATTTATAATATCCAAGTACTTTAGCTTTATTATCTGATGCTCCATAGTGAGGAACAACTCTTGTCTGCCCATCTATAGTATACATGTCAACCTTGCTTGAAGAAGCACCATAATTAATGGTATTAGATTCTACTGCAGGGGTTGTAATATCATAGATACGCACAATACTATTAGTAGTATCATTAATAAAAAAATACTCTGTTTCACTAATTGTTTGAGCAGCTCCTAAGTTTCTATCTAAGTTTGTGTATAATAAACCATTACCGAAATTCAAATCATCTATACTTGATATTGCATTTGAACCTATGTTTTCAGCTACAGCAGATCCATTCATTGTAATCTTACCTGGTACCTCATTTGATAATTTATCTAAGATTTGAAATTCATTATCATTCAAATCTTTAGAGTTAGTATTATTATTTAAGCCACCACTAAAGTTGTTTATATGTTTAGTTAACTTTGGCACAAGCTATTTTTAGCTTATTACAAATTACATTACCCCTGGTAACTTCGTTCATATCAATAAGCTTTACCTTTTTGTTTGACTTAGTTTTTAAATTATACTTTCTCCTGCTGTCGCCAATAGAAGTACCTTGAAACTCTTGTCCTTTTCCTGTTGATGTATTATATATTCCCATCTATAATTTCTCCCCATACAGAAGTTTTACCATCTGTAATTTCAACTGTCTCTACTTTAAATTCTCCATTGTCATACCAATCAACTATAGCAAAAGCATGACCCCAGTTATGCAGTCTACCTTTTAACCACTTATTGCTTTCGTGTGACATGTCCTTTAAACATCCCATAGACCAAGCACCAATGTTACTATTAAGCTTTGTCATAGTATGACGTTGTATGTCATGTACGTGTCCATACATTACATTCTCACCATATGTTTCTAAATGTTTCTTTGCATGGTATGTTGTTGCAAACGCACCATGAAAAAATACCAACTTACCTACTTGGATAGGTAGGTTGTATTCTGTGTAAGTATATCCTCTTTCTTTGATTTTACATGCTTTAAAAAAGCTGTAATCACTAAGATAAGGATACTTGTTAGCAAAATTATCCAACCAGAGATCGTGGTTACCTTGAAGTAAATACTTTTCTTTACATCCAACTTTCTCCAATAACTCATCCCACTCATCCAGTCCTTCATTTACTAATCTTATATCTTCATTTACAATAGGAAGTTGAAACTCTAAAGGTGGTAACTTCTTGTCTTTGTACCTCCAAGCAGATACAGACTCCCACTCTCCAACATCACCTAAGTTTACAAATACGTCAGGTTTAATTTTCAAGATTGCTTTTTTAACACACTCTACTGCAGCTCTATCTTCTAATGGATAATGCTGATCAGGTATTACTATACCACGTTTTTTTAGTTTCAACGAAACCTCCTATTATTTAAGTGCTTTTTTAATTTCTGCAAATAGCTTATCATCTAATTTATTTGAAGACTTAGCTACTAAGGCCTCTCCTAAATGTAGTACAATAGCTTTAAGTACTTTTTCAGTACCTAACTTTGCTAATAACTTTCCTAATATTGGTCCCATTATTTTTTCTCCTGACATGATTCTTCACACGCTTCTAGGCCTTTCACATATCCTTGATGCTCTATAATCATATTTTTAATTTCAGTTAATCGTCCGTTAGCTTCTTGTATTTCACTAACTAAACTATTGTGTTGCTCTACCATACTTGCCATTTGACTGGTAGCCTGTTCTTTTAAATCGACTTTTACTTCTTTAGCCATTTACTCTCCTACTTCGGTTATCTTATGATGTTCTTCGTTTTACTGCTTTACCAACTGTATATATGTCATTGGCTGTTAGTGCTGCATTTGCTGCTGCAGCTAAAGGTATTCCTACTCCTGGTATTAATGCTAAACTACTAGCAGCAGCTCTTTTAGCTACTTTCTTTGCTCCGTATCTAAGACCTTGTTTAACAACAGTCTTTTTTTGTTGTGCAGCTATATCTTTTCCTGCTTTAATTGCAGTTTGTTTAATTACTTGATTGCTAGCACCTCTTTGAGCTTTAGAACTTAATGTTTTTTCAGCTTTATTTACTATACCTTGTATTTTTCTATTACTAGAACGACTAGTATTTTTTACATTGCCAGCATTTTTTACATTAGAAACAGAACCTTGACCTACTTTAGGCCCTTTAACTTCCCTTACTACCTTTTCCATTACACCCGTTGTAGGATTTCTTGAGCTAGTACCACTTTGTACAAAAGTACTAGGTCCTCTTTTGGTAGGAAGTTGTGAAGGTTTTACATCTACAGGTAAATTAGAATTAAATTTCTTTTTAATTGCCGCAGTTCTTTTACCAGTACTTTGTGTATCTGTTACAACTTTAGGTGAGTTAAAATCAAATGTAATACTTTTTGTAGGTAATGATGCTGTCCTTGATAATGTTTTAGGTCCAGATATATTTAAATCCATTCCTTTACCTATGTTACCTAAATTAGGTTGCAACCCTTTTACTACATTATTTGCTCTCGATTTTACATTACTTGGTAAATTTTTTATAGCACTACCAGTTGATCTAGCAGCCCCTGGAATTGATTTAATTATACCAGGTACTTTGGTAATACCTAAACCTGTTGATCCAGCTGTATATGCAGCTTTACCTACACCTGCTATAGCCTTACCGCTATACTTTATAATAGGTGGTATTGCAGTTCTTGCTACACCTATTGCTGTTGCTCCTCCTACTACCGTAGCTCCAGCTTTTAATGCACCTATTGCAAGCTTTTTATGATCTTCTTTTTTATATTTTGTTATTGCCATAATTACCCCCCCTAGTATTTACGTGCTATTTTATTTGATTTTTTTATAGTTCTTTTAGCTTTTCTAAATGCTTTTCTTATTTTTCTTTTAGCTTTAAATCCTTTTGCTTTTTTAACATCAGCTCTTTTTTTCTTTTTTAATTTACTAATCGTTGATCTAGTTCCTTTTTTACTTACCTCGTCTTTAGTTTGAGTAGTAAATTTTTTATTATTCCAAGTAAAGGTTTTATTACCTTTATCTTTGTTAAGTTTAAAAGCTTGTTTAAAAGTTAATTTTTTTGCTTTTGGTTTTGTTTTTGTTTCAATTTTTGTTTTCGAGTTTTTTGGTACTTTCATATTATACTCTCCTCTATATATTAATTTTTATACATAATATATGTATATTATTTTTTGTTTCCAAACACTATTTAATTTCTTTTTTAATTTTATCGAATACTTCTTGCTCGTCAAAAGTCATAGATATTCCAGCTTCATATCTCATTACTTCTACACCTTTTTTAAAAATAATAATAGTAGGTACAACTTTAATGCTCCATTCTTTTTGAATGACAGCACCTATATTTTTATTAGTTAAATCTATTTCACCTATATAACATAACTCAGATAACTTCTCTACCTTTACTCTGTTTTTATAATTCCAGGAGGCGTTTACTTGAACTACCGCACAATCTTCTGCATATAATGCTTGTACTTGTGCAAAGTTTTTTAAATTAACTGACTGTGAATGCAATGGCGATAGTAATAATACTGCACCAAATAAGCCACAAAGTAATTTGTAATATTTCTTCATAATTAAACACCTCTATTTGTTATTCATGTTAAGAAGAGTTTCATTAATGCTACGTGTATCTTCTTTAATGTCATCAACTTTTTCTTCTAATTTATCTACTTTGCCTTCTGTATTTAATATTGAGTCACGAATCATTTGATCCTTTAAATCGTATTCCATACGTGATACTTCTGGCTCAGGTAGTTCTTTAGCTAACTGTATTTCAGCTTGCAAGGAATACCACATCCCTACTATTAAAGCTATAGTAACAGCAATACTTATTGCAGTCTCTAAGCTA